AGATGATAAACTTCAACTAATAAATTTAGCCAGAACCATATGCCACAAAGGACACGTTCCATATGAAGATGTGTATTATGCATCTAAATACCTAGATGGAGCGGCTATTGTTGATTTGAAACGCAATGGTTATGTGGCACCGAACAAGCAGTTTCGTTTTATCGAAGAAGAAACTCAATCAGATTCATTGGCTGGTGCATATGTAATGCCACCTGTCCCAGGCTTGTACAAATGGATATATGACCTTGATTTGACATCACTATATCCTAGTATCATTATGAGCTTGAATATATCTCCAGAAACAAAAATAGGAGTTATACATAATTGGGATGAAAACTGCATGCTCAGATCAGATGCTGTTCAAGCAGAACTAACAAATGGTTTGGCAATAACCGATATCAAACAATGGTTACAAGACAACAAGTATACAGTTGCTAGCAACGGAGCAGTTTATCGCACAGACACCCGAGGATTCTTGCCGACAATTCTGGAAAAATGGTTCGATGAGCGAGTTGAATTTAAAAACAAGCGAGATGAATATGAAGTAGGATCGGAAGATTATAAATTCTACGATGCTATGCAGTTAACGCAAAAGGTACTGCTTAATTCATTTTATGGAGTATTAGGATTAAAGACATTCCGATTCCATGATCTAGACAATGCAGGAGCAATTACTGCTACAGGTCAAAGTGTGATTAAATTTTCGGCTCTAGCAATCAACAAGTATTATGCTAAAGAAGTAGGTCGAGATTATTTTGTAAATGCAACTGGAGATAAATGTGAATTTTCATTTTACACAGATACAGATTCGACATTTGTTTCTAGTTTACCACTCATAGAAAAACGATATCCTGGATTCGATGAAACGGATGAGCAATTCATGATCAAAGCAACCAATGATATTGCATCAGAAATTCAACAACATGTTAATGCAATGTATGATGTGTATGCAGTTAAATTTCATAATACAGATTCACATCGTTGGCAGATTAAACAAGAATATGTTGCAAAGTCCGGTCTGTGGATAGCTAAAAAGCGTTACGCACAATGGGTTATCTTTAAAGAAGGTAAACCTACGGATAAAATGGATATAAAAGGACTCGATGTAGTTAGATCAAGTTTTCCTACGGATTTCAAAAAAATAATGACCGATGCATTGTGGATGATTCTGCGTGAAGAAGGAAAACAAGCGACATCTGATGTTATATTGAATTTCCGAAAAGACATACATAATTCGGATATATTGAATGTGATGAAAAACACCGGTGTTAAAGATATTGCCAAATATATCAAACAACGAGAACCATTCGGTGGTTATCCAAGCGGTACTCCTGCTCATGTTAAATCAGCAATCAACTTCAATGATATGCTCACGAAAATAGCTAAGACAGATGCTACTGATATTACAAATGGAGAAAAGATCAAGTGGGCTTATCTGAAAAATAATCCGTATGGTTTTGATACCATTGCTCTGCGAGGATATGAAGACCCTGCCGAAATTGTAGAATTTGTAGAAACGTATATTGATCGAGACAAAATCTTTGACAGAGAGCTTCGTGGTAAATTTGATGATTTCTATGCAGCAATGAATTGGGGTGTATTACCACAAAACAACAACATGGGGAAATTCTTTTCCTTTGGATAATCGAAATATATTCATTATATTAAATAAAAAGTTATATGTACGGAAAAAAGCAATGGCGCGGCTTAGAAGTAGAAGGTCGTTATTCAGATATCATGACATTTTTTGTCAGAGAATTGATTGATAATAAGTTATCAGTAAAAGAATACAAAGAATATCCTCATTATTATTTTACAATAGAATACATGAGAAACGTGTACAATAATTCCAATAATCCACAACATGTTTCAGTTATACGACACATACTAGATACTACCAATTGTGCAGTAACCATAGAAGCCGATAAAGGCACTTTAAAGCACATTCCTGTGGATCTTGTTAATAGATGTCATATTATATACCGTATACAAGATGATGCATTACAAGTTCTAAAAGACACCGATACATTGAGTATTGATGCTGGTTGGTACCGAGTGTCCCAAGTAACCAAATGCAACATGATGCATATTAATCCAGATAACTATAAATTTGACGAAGAACTATGATTGGAATTATAGCAGGAAATTTTGATATTATACATCCTGGGTATATTGCAATGTTCACGGAAATGAAACAACATTGTGACCACTTAATAGTAATGTTACAAACAGATCCTACAGTAGAACGACCAGAAAAATGTAAGCCTATACTGTCAGTCGATGATCGCATTGATATTTTAAATTCATTGAGACAAGTAGATGAAGTTCATACATACACACTAGAATCTGAATTATATGAATATCTTAAACAATTTACGGTTGCTCATAACGACGAATCTTTACAGGCTAATTACGTAAGATTTTTAGGTGATGATTATATCGGAAGGTCCTTTACTGGAGATGATTTAGATATTCCAATTCATTATATAAACAGAGACCACGGATGGTCCACAACTAAATTTAAAAAACAGATAGCAGATGAAGTACAGCGTAGTAGTAACATTTAGCATGGAAGGCTTTCATAATTGGCCTGAAGCAAAAGACATATTTCCTGAAGTAGACTTTCTCTCGGATAGACACAGACATCAATTTGGGTTTCGTTGTTATGCTCGAGTAACACATACAGATCGAGACGAAGAATTCATTTTAATGCAACGCAGAATTAAAAAACAACTCAGAACTAATTTTGGAGGCAATATTCTAGAGTTTGGTCGTATGAGTTGTGAAGATATCGGAGAATGGTTGCTAGAAAACAATGAAAATTTGTATCGAGTAGAAGTGTGGGAAGATTGGGAGAATGGTGCTATTATTGAACGAGATTAGGTTGGAAATAACTAATATATTTTATACTATATTAATATGACAAACAAAGATACAAGAACGGTGTGGTATTTTGGCTTAGAACCACTTAAAGCCCGTTATACTTATCAATTATCAAAAGAATGGATGCCAGCAACATTCGAGCCATATCAAAAAGCTGGTAAATTAACATTTGTAGATGTTCCTGGCGAATTTGATCCTGATCAGCAGATAAAAGTTGGAGCAGTATTAGATGCGGTAGGTCGTGGTAAGTTTGCCATGAGTCAGTGTAGCAACTTTTTGGATATGCTGAACATAGATCAAGTTAAAGATGGCGATGTGTTATTTCTTCAAGACTATTGGCATCCGGGAATTGAGTCTATATTATATGCATTAGATTTATATGATATCGATGTGAAGATTTATGCAATGCTTCATGCTCAGAGTGTAGACGAATATGATTTTACTTGGCCGATGCGAAATTGGATGCGTGGGTTTGAATTAGGTTTAGATCGCAGAATGGCTGGAATATTTGTTGGATCTACAGTTCATAAAGAACAATTGAGAGCAGCAGGATTCGAAGCTCCGATTCACGTGGTTTCATTGCCATTACACAGAAAACTAACACAAGCAAAACTTCCTGATTTTGTTCCTGGTAAGTCTCGCAAGAAAAATGTAGTAGTATATTCTAGTAGATTAGACAAAGAAAAGAATCCATTTTTCATGATGAAAGTGGCAGAACTGTTCCTACAAGAAAATAAAGAATGGGAATGGCACGTCACGACATCAGGTAAATCATTTAGATCCATGTTGCCAGGTGCAATTGACGCACTAGAATCATTAGCAGCAAGACAACCTAGATTCAAATTGCTGTCTAATTTAACTAAACAAGAATATTACACAGAATTAGCTGAAGCTAAGATTCAATTCAATAGTTCATTGCAAGATTATGTTTCATGGACCGTTCTAGAATCAACGACATTTGGTTGTGATTTAGTATTCCCGGATTTTAGATCATTCCCGGAATTTGTGCCACAAGACAAAATGTATAAACCATTCAATGTTAAATCAGCAATCGCAGTTTTAAATCAAGTTAAATCTATGAGTACCCATGGAATATATTATAATTATCCGTTACTTGCAGATTTAGGACGAAGAATGGAAGCGTATATTATTGCAAACGATATGGAACAAGAAATCAATGTTTGGCATGAATCCGAATATTGTGAGCATCTATTAAATGAACAAGGAATACATGAAGACTAAAAAGGACTTTTTATACATCCCATCGTTGTCAGCCGGATCAATGGTATCTGCATTTAAAAAGGATACTAAGTTTGAGGATGGCACAACAATGAGATTTTTCTCAGAAGATTATCCAGAAGAATGGCGACATCCTTATTTTCTGGTAACTGCAGGACACCATTACAAGAAAATGGATTTTCGTCAGCAGTTAGGATTAGGAGCAGGTACCTTTGTGTTTGGAGATTCAGGAGGATTCCAGATTGCAACTGGAGCACTTAAATGGGATAGTACAATTCGTGAAAAGATCTTTCATTGGTTAGAAGCCAATTCAGATGTAGCAGCAAATTTAGATATACCTCCCCGAGTGACATTTGAAAATCGTTTCAATGACTCAATGGATATATCATTTGACAATTTTAAATGGTTTGAAAAACATCAATCAGGTAAAACTAAGTTCTTAAATGTAATTCAAGGTACATTTAATGAAGAATATTCTACCTGGTATCACAAGTTCAAAGATTTTGATTTCAATGGATGGTGTATCGGCGGTCCTAAGAAGCTTGTAGACTTCATGTATGTTATTGCATTAATGTTGCAAGAAAGAGAATTTGAAAAAGAACATGTACAATATGTGCACTTGCTCGGCATAAGCAAAATATCAGATTTCTTTATATTAGGAACACTGCAAAAACTGATGAATGATTTAACTGACAACCGAATTCAACTTATGTCAGATTCATCTTCTCCGGGGCAATATCCGGTATTTGGAACATATTTACATTCTCCAAATTACAAGACACAGACATTCACTGAATTGTATTTCCCGAAGAATGCTGAATATCGCAGAAAGACTCATGTTAAGCAAGGTAAAGGCGGAAGTGTTGAAATTGACAAAACTAAACATGTTCCTTGTAGCATTGACTGTCCTGCTTGTCGCGATTTTACATATGAATACCTAGGAGGACAAACGACTACGGGATTAGATAGATATTCACAAGAAGGAATGCCTAGAATGGTTGTGCATAACACGCATTTATACTGCGAAATTGTAAAAGACATCAACAAAATGACAGATAGTCATGTAGAACTTCTAGAAACAGTGGTTCCAAAAGATTTATTTGCAGTAATTTTGTCTTTGCATGAAATGTTTGCAAATCCTGATGATGCAATGCACGTGTATTCAAAATACAGAAAAACATATAAAAAGTTTGGAGGAGATTCGATATCAACAACAGACGCTAATAAATTCAATGAATTCTTTAAATTTTAAGGTAAAATAAAAATGGAAAAATCAAAATTACAATCATTTATTAATCGATATTACCTAGGAGGTAACTGCGAGGCTGTTAAATTGGTCGATGACACAGACAATATTACTTGCGAATTGATTGATATCGATCAAACAGTAGTAGGTAAAATTAAATGGAAAACTACTCCTTTCGCTTCAGGTGATTTAGGAATTAATCACACAGGCGGTTTAATCAAAATGCTTTCTGCAGTTGGTGAAAATATTGATATTGAAGTCAAAGAAAATGCTGGAAAGAATTATGCAATGATGATTAAAGAAGGAAAAACTAAGATGACTTTCATGTTAGCAGATACCACAGTTATTCCATCAGTACCAGCAATTAATTCCGAACCTCCATATGATGTAACTATAAACATTGACGATGAATTTATTAGTAAATTTATTAAAGCTAAAAATGCACTACCAGATGCAAAGAACTTCGCAGTGCAGGTTAAGAATGGTAACATTCACTTCATTATTAATTACACGACTATTAATGCAGATAATATTCATTTCGAAGTAGGTCCTACTAATCTCACAAACATGGATCCTATTTGTTTTTCTGCAGAAAAGCTCAAAGAAATTTTAACTGCAAATAAAGGCGATGCTGGTAAAATTCTAGTTTCATCACAAGGATTATCACGAGTTGAATTTGAAGGATCTGATTTTGAATCAACATATTGGTTAGTTCAATTACAAAATTAATAACATGATAACGGTAGACGTAGTAACGACAAGCAATAACATGTTGCCGAATTACGAAACTCCACAGAGTGCTGGGTGTGATGTAAGAGCAAATCTAGAATATGATGCAGAAATACCACCAGGTGGTAGTATGCTTATCCCAACCGGATTATCTGTTAAGATTCCCGCAGGTTATGAAATACAAGTGAGACCTAGAAGTGGGTTGGCTTTAAAGAAAGGCATAACTGTATTGAATACTCCGGGTACTATAGATGCAGATTATCGTGGAGAAATTGGCGTTATTCTAATGAATCACAGCAAAAGGTTTTTTGTAGTTAAGAATGGAGATCGTATCGCTCAACTAGTACTAAATCGAGTAGAACAAATAGATTGGAATCAAGTTTTATTTCTAGATGGCACTAAACGAGGAGAAAACGGATTCGGTAGCACAGGAGAAAAATAATTAATTATGTTTGGAGCACAAGAAAATACACTCTGGGTCGAATCCTTCCGGCCAGACACATTAGAAGGATATATTGGCAATGAACACATCATTGAAAAGGTTAAAATTTTCATTGAGAATGGTGATGTGCCACACTTATTATTTTATGGACCGGCAGGAACTGGTAAAACTACTCTTGCTAAAATTATAGCAAATTCAGTAGATGCAGATTTAATGTATATCAACGCATCAGATGAAAACTCAGTGGATGCAGTCCGAGACAAGATTAAAAGATATGCATCAACAGTAGGTTTTAAACGTTGGAAAATTATTATTCTTGATGAAGCTGATTATTTAACACCGAATGCTCAGGCAGCTCTTCGAAATCTAATGGAAACGTATAGCAAAACAACACGTTTTATATTAACATGTAACTATGTGGAAAAGATCATTGATCCAATTCAGTCTAGGTGTCAAACATTTGGCATTACGCCTCCGAATAAAACGGATGTAGCTAAACGATTGGTAACCGTGTTACAAGAAAAAGGTGTTGAGTTTGATATTAAAGATGTAGCAGCAATTATCAATGCATCATACCCAGATATTCGTAGAGCCATTAACTCAGCTCAGAGTCATGTTGTAAACGGAAAATTAGTTTTAGACAAAACTAGCATAGTACAAGCCAATTACATGACGGAAATACTTGAAGTGTTGAAAGATTCAGCAAATAAAAAAGCAGCTTTCACTAAAATACGGCAGATTATTGCTGACAGCAAAGTAAAAGACTTTACACCACTTTACACTTTCTTGTATGACAATCTAGATGAATTTGCAACAGGTCATATCGGCCCATGCATTTTAATTGTAGCAGAATCACAATTTAAAGATGCAAGTGTAGTAGATAAAGAAATTAATGCCATGGCAATGTTTGTTAACTTAATAAATGAATTATAATTATGGATAGACAACTCAATATCAATGTTAAGCCAGAAGATATGCGACCAATTCAATGTGATGAATGCGGCGGTATATATTTTCGGCAAGTAGTAGCAATCAACAAAGTATCACGTTTTATTACTGGTGGGGACAGGGACACGATCGTGCCAGTACCAACATTCCGTTGTGATGACTGCGGAGCTATCCCAGAAGAATTTCAACCAGTAAAACTCAAAAAAGATCAAGATGGCGATAATTAGAGGACCAATAACAATTGTTTTTAAAACATCTAATCGAAGCAATGCAAAGGTTAGACTAAAAACTTACAAGAATAAAACAATTGATGATGTTTTAACTAAAACTAAAATTCCAGGAATACCAGAAAAAGCAATTATTCTAGAAGTTGGTATGGGATCGGCATTTGAAGAAAAATTTAAAGAAAAATATAATTTATAATGGCAGATAATAAAAAGGGTGCAACTATTTTCGATTTTATTAACGGTGTTACTCACAAAAAGAAAGAATGGTCTGAATGGTCTGAAACTGATCAGAAAAAATTCTCTCCTTTTATTGTGAATCGGTGGTTATCGATGCGAATGGAACTAACAGAATTTGTTAATGAACTGCAACACTACACAATCGGGTTATTACGTCCTTCTGAAACATATCGATTGTATCATGACTTCTTGCCAGTATCCAAAGGTTTTGCAAAATACATAAAAGGCAAAACTGCTGACAAGTATGACAAACAACTAGTTACGCAATTAGCAGAACATTATCAAGTTAGTCAATCAGAAGCTATTGAGTACATTGATTTAATGGATTGGGATAGTTGCAACTTTTTATTATCAAAATACGGTTATAATGATGCCGAGAAAAAGAAACTGCTTAAAGGAGTAAAAAAGAAATGAGTATCAATACACAATCACATTATCGAGGCAAAGATAGTTTATACAAATTTGCAGAAGATTGGAATTTAAATAGCTATGAATTTGATATACTCAAACGAGTAGTACGGTGTCGGCATAAAGGCACCTTTATAGAAGATTTACAGAAAACTAAAGACTTGATTGATATATATCTTCGAGAACAATCAGAAAATCAAGAATCGGTAACAGTTCCCACAGAATACTTGGATTTGTCTAAATAATTTTTTATATTAAATAAAAAGTATAATGGCAAATGAAGTTAGTACTGAATTGGTAATAAATTTTACCGATGCATCGTTATTGGATCGGTTTTTAGATGAAAATTTGAATTATAATACTATTATCAATAACGAAGAAAAAACTTATTATGAAAGAGTTACCGATCTTGGCTTAGACTATTTAGCAAAACTAGTTCCAGATACTCTAACAACAGCATCCAGTTTTATTCATCAATTTGGAGCAAAGTGGGTGTTTTTTGAATCAATTTCATTTGATGATTCTGTGTTATATATTTATTTAGAATCGGCATGGTCTGCTCCTTTACGATTCTTTGAAAAACTATTCAATGATCTCAAGACATTAGATCCAGGCGTTACCATGACAGCACAATGGTCAGATGAACGATACAATTTTATTGGTGCTGGCTATTATTGTGCTACTGGAATTGATTGGGAGGAATATGAGCCAACACAAGCTGAACTAAACATGTTCGAAATGTGGGATGAAGAATTCTATGAGATCATCGAAACTAGATTTGCCGAGTTATTACAAACATCGAAAGAAATATTAACATGAAATCAGGAAATTACATAAACCCGTTATACAAATTATCACAGATAGACGCCAGCACGGTTCCTAGAAAGATTTCATATTCTCAGTGGTCTATGTATGAAAAATGTCCTAAACAATGGGAGCTTTCATACATAAAGAAACTAGCACCATTTACACACAATATTAATACAGTATTTGGAACTGCTTTTCACGAAACGTTTCAAGAGTATTTAACAACCATGTATACTAAAACTGTGAAAGCAGCAAATAGCATGGATTTAGAACAAATGCTTCAAGAAAAAATGAGAAGCGAATATATCAAATGTGTAGAAGATAACAACGGAGAACATTTTTCTACTCCGGCTGAAATGGAAGAATACCTGTCAGATGGAATAGCTATTTTAAGATGGTTCCTAAAAAGAAGAGCACATTATTTTTCTACCAAGTATTGGGAATTGGTTGGGATAGAAATAGAATTATGCACACCGGCTTCAGAAAACAACAATTCTGTGTATTGGTATGGATTTATTGATATAGTAATTAAAGATACACAGGATAATAAGATTATTGTGCTTGATATTAAAACGAGTCGAAACGGTTGGAATAAATATCAGAAAGCAGATAAATTAAAAGCAGCTCAATTAATTGCTTATAAGAATTATTATTCAGAACAGTTTGGGTTTCCTAAAGATAATATTGATGTAGAATTCTTTGTGGTAAAAAGAAAGATTCAAGCCGAATCAATGTTTCCTCAAAAAAGAATACAACAAATAAGACCGGCATCTGGTAAAGTTACGCAGAAGCGAGTACAGCAACAAATTGACAAATTCGTTGAAGATTGTTTTGATTCTGAAGGAAATAAAAATGAAACTAGAACCTATCAGGCAGTTGCCGGCAAAGGAGCGAAGAATTGCAAATGGTGTCCTTTCAAGACAGACTATGAAAATTGTCCTAAAGAAAATCGAATAAGAATATGATACAGTTTAAACATGCTCATTGTTATGTGTATGAATTCGTTCTATCACGACGCGAAGGCGGATATGAAGCTATCAAGTATGAACTATTAACAGACATTACCGGACCTAAGCATAAACAGAATCGGGAATGGCTAGAACAAGGTATTCGAATTGCATATGGATTCAAGCCTAAGGGCATAACATATAAATACGATAAATACAAATGAAGATTGCAGTAATCGGAAACACGGATTGGCAGAATCGCCGCAAAGTAAAAGATGTATTATACAACATAAAAAATAAATTTGGCAGTGAAGCTACGATACTAGGTGCCGGAGGTAAAGAAGGCGCAAACCATATGGTTCGTAAGTATGCATTAGAATTTGATTTAAATTACCTTGAATATAATCCTTCTTTTTCTGGATACAACATCTATTCAGCAATGAATGAATCATATTACGGCAAGAAGTATCATTTCAGTCAATTGCACCACAGAATGAAAATGCTAGCAGAAAACTGTGATTACATGATTATCATGAGCAATCAAGAAAAATTAGATCCGGTGTTAAAGACTGCATACAATCACACAAAAAAACAAGATAAATCGGTTGTTATTTTAAAATAATATATTTATAATAAAGTTATAAAAAAGAAAAGGTTTTATGGAGTTACCAAAACTACAACCAGTAACAGACAAGAAAAAACGAAAAATTTTATTGTTATCAGATGATTTAAGACTTCCATCTGGTATTGGAACTATATCACGTGAAATTGTGTTGAATACAGTTGATGAATTTGATTGGGTTCAACTAGGTGCGGCACTAGAACATCCAGACCACGGAAAAGGAATTGATATATCACAGGAAGCTGTAAAAGAAACCGGTGTGCAAGATGCATCAGTTAAAATTATTCCGTGGACAGGTTATGGAGATCGCAACATATTAATGGCTCTTATCAACAACGAAAAGCCAGATGCTATTATGCACTTCACAGATCCTAGATATTGGACGTGGCTGTATGCATTAGAACACGAAATTAAGAATACTTATAATATTCCTATTATATATTATTCAATTTGGGACGATCTTCCATTTCCAATGTGGAATGCTCCATACTATGCAAGTTGCGATTTGATTATGGGTATTAGCAAACAATCACATAATATTCACAATGAAGTTCTCAACCAGAACGGGTTTAAAACTATTAACCTAGATGAAGTATCACCTGACGCAGTTGTTGATAGCAAAACCATACTAACTAGTTTCGTCCCACATGGATTAAATCATCGATTTTTCAAACCTTTGCCTGAAGATGACCAACAATATCAACAAATGTTTGCTGATATCAAAACGGTTAATGATGTAGACTTTTTAGTAATGTGGAACAACAGAAACATCAGAAGAAAACAACCAGGCGATGTTATCTTGGCATTCAAAGAGTTTCGTTCCAAACTACCAAAAGAAAAACAAGATAGAGTTGCACTATTAATGCACACTAATATATCAGATGCGAATGGAACCGATTTACGTGCTGTATGGAAGGCGGTTGCTCCAGAATGTAAAATTATATTCTCAGAGAAAAAACTAGCAACAGATGCACTTAATGCCATGTATAACGTAGCAGATGTAGTGATTAATATAGCATCCAACGAAGGATGGGGTCTAAGTAGCACCGAAGCAATGTTATCAGGTACTCCGATTATCAACAATGTTACCGGAGGTCTTCAAGATCAATGTGGGTTCTTAGATGAAAGCGGAAAATGGATTCGATTCTCCGGAGAATTCACAAGCAACCATACCGGTAAATATGAAATACACGGCGAATGGGTAAAACCAGTATTTCCAGCTTCTCGATCGCTTCAAGGTTCGCCAGCAACACCATATATATTTGATGATCGAGTAAAATTTACAGATGTAGCCGATGCAATCATGTATTGGTATGAGAAGTCAGCAGATAAAAGAAAAGAATGTGGCGAAGCTGGTAGAGAATTTTGTTTAGCTAATGGATTAACAGCAGAACAAATGGGACAGTCAATGAAACGTGATATTGCAAAGCTATTTGAATATAAACCAAATGTAGCAAACAGATACACTATTAAATCAGTTACGCCGAAACAATACGAAAATATAGGAATTACCCAATGAGAAAAGTAGTTATAGCATCACCAGTAGCAACACAATCGGGTTACGGACACCATGCCCGCGAATTTATTACCAATGCAATGGAACTAATGAGCGAAGAGTGGGATATTAAATTGGTTTCGATGCCATGGGGTAACACTCCATTTACATATCCACTGCCTATTCATTGGCAACAGGCAATGATTGGATTACCTTTAAAGGAACAGCCTGATGTTTGGGTTCAAATAACAGTACCAAATGAATTCCAACCGGTAGGTAAATACAATATTGGAGTAACTGCAGGAACAGAAGGAGATACTTGCCCGAAAGAATGGATTGAAAGTATTAATCGCATGAATACGGTTGTGGTGCCAAGTGAATTCACCAAGCAAGTTTTTGAAGATACTGCAAAACAACACGGATTAACCATTACTTGCAAGTTGCAGGTAGTTTCTGAATATTATAGAAAATCAGTGTATTCCACAGAAACAGAAAGTGCACAGAACCCAGCTCAAATATTACCAAGTCTCAACGATATACCAGAGTCATGGTGTTTTCTTTCAGTAGGACATTGGTTGTCTGGAGTATTAGGAGAAGATCGAAAAAATATATCCGGATTATTATACACGTTCTTTGATGCATATAAAAACAAAAAGAATGCACCTGCTTTGATACTAAAAACTAGCGGCGCAACCTATTCAGTATCAGACAGATTTGATATTGAGAATAAAATCAATCAAGTACAAGATTTGTTTGAGTCACATCGATTGCCAAATGTGTATATTGTGCACGGAGACTTAACTGACACGGAAATGAATGCGTTGTATAATCATCCTAAAGTTAAAGCAATGCTGTCATTCACAAAAGCAGAAGGATTTGGAAGACCACTTTTAGAATTTTCAACTACAGGTAAACCTATCATTGCTCCACATTATTCCGGCCAGAAAGATTTCTTGCATGAAGATTATGTATGCCGATTAGCAGGAGGATTAACACCGATACATAAAACGGCTCAAAATCAATTTTTAATAGATGGAGCTAAATGGTTCACAGTTAATCCAAAACATGCAATCCAGATGATGAAGGATGTTCAGAAGAACTACAAAAAATGGTCAGAGCTTGGTAAACGACAACGATACTATGTGAATCAGAATTTTGAAAAACAACATGTGCAAGAAACACAGTATAAAGCATTATTTGAAACAATTGCAAAAGATTTACAAGCAATACCACAACAAATAGAATTGAAACTTCCTAAACTAAATTTACCTAAACTGCAAAAGGTTGGAGAATAACAAATTATTTCATATAATAAAGAAAAAGTTATGAGAAGTAAACATCCTGGAGATATTTTGAATTGGTTGGAAAAAATAATAAATTCGTGCACTGATGTACGACAATTATTTGTAGCGAAACGATGTGTAGCACATTTTGAAAAAACCTACCAACCCACAGATTCGTATTTATACGAAACATGGAGATTAAAGGATAGAGTACTTTACAAAATAGCTCAACTTCAACAAAGTAAATAAATTAAAATGACAGAAAAAGAAATACAACTTCTAGGTTTTGAAAAACATGTTGAGGAAGATACTGAACATCCATTCTATTACTATACATTGGATATAGTAACTGGTTTAAGTTTCATCTCTAATTCAAGCGACGAAGTAAAAGAAGATGCTTTTGGATGGTATATTGAACTTTTTGACACTGAACCATCCATTATATACACAAACTTCGGAGATGCAATGGGTTTAATAAACAATCTCACAAGACACATAGTAAAATGAAAATAAGTTATGCAATAACAGTTTGCAATGAACGAGAAGAAATAGAACGTCTCATATCATTCCTCCTCAAACATAAACGAGATGAAGATGAGATTGTCATACTTGTTGACGAAACCAACAGTACTGGAACGGTTCAAGACTATGTTGAGATGATAGCACAAGAGTGTCTAGATCAAAACGTAACAAGATCATATCATCCATTACGAAACGACTTTGCTGCTCATAAGAATTATCTGAACTCTAAATGCACAGGAGATTATATCTTCCAAATCGATGCAGACGAAATGATTACAGAATACATGTTACATACATTGCCTCTAATTTTAGAAAATAATCGAGTAGACATGATACGCGTACCTAGAATCAATACGGTTGTCGGATTAACTGAAGAGCATATTAAGAAGTGGGGTTGGAGAGTTGATGAAAAAGGCAGAGTTAATTTTCCAGACTTTCAAACAAGAATCTATCGCAATGATGCATCAATATCTTGGCAAGGCAAAGTGCACGAAAAGATTACAGGTTGTAAATTTGTTTCATATTTACCGCTTAATGATGAATATTGCTTGATACATCACAAAACAATAGATAAACAAGAACAACAAAACGAATTTTATGATACGATATGAAAACACCTAAAAACCCAATACAACTATTTAAAGTACATATGAGCCCAAATGCTAAAGAGGAGGTGGGCAAAGTATTAGATTCAGGATACATTGGACAAGGTCCAAAAGTAGATGAATTTGAAAATAATCTTAAAGAATACTTCAATAACGATTACCTTTTAACCCTCAACTCAGGCACTTCGGGTCTACACCTAGCACTCCACCTACTTAAAAAACCTCAAACAGTTACCAAAAATTTCGAGAGTATAGCTTTTTGGGATGTCTATTGGCCTGGAATTGAAGAAGGAGATGAAATATTGGCAACTGCCCTAACATGCACAGCATCAAATTTCCCAATTTTAGCAAATGGTTTAAAAATAAAATGGGTTGATATAGACTCCACCACTCTAAATATGGACTTAGATGATCTCGAAAGAAAAATTACCCCAAAAACAAAAGCAATTATATTAGTTCATTGGGGAGGGTATCCCAATGATCTCAATAGAATTCAAAAAATTCAAGAAAAATCCAAAAAATTATATGGATTCAAACCCGCTATCATAGAAGATGGAGCACATTCATTTGGATCCAAATATCAGGGAAAATATTTGGGAAACCACGGAAACATAGTAATGTATAGCTTACAAGCTATTAAACATATTACTTCAATTGATGGAGGGGTATTATCATTGCCCCACCAAGAATTATATAATAGAGCTAAATTATTAAGATGGTATGGAATTGATAGAGAATCAAATAGAAAAGATTTTAGATGTGAAGCTGATATTGAAGAATGGGGGTTTAAATTTCATATGAATGATATTTGTGCTACTGTAGGAATTGAAAATCTTAAGCATGCTAATGAAATAATAAAAAAACATCAAGACAATGCTTCCTACTATGATAAGAACCTTCAAGGAATAGATAAGCTTACCCTACTAACCCGACATAAAGACAGAGAATCAGCATTTTGGATATATAGTATGTTAGTTGAAGATAGAGATAAATTTATGGAACATATGAAAAACTGCAATATTGTTGTTTCTCAAGTCCATGAAAGAAATGATAAACATACTTGTGTTAGAGAATACAAATCCTCCCTACCAACATTAGATAAAACCATAGATAAAATAGTTTCAATTCCTGTAGGCTGGTGGGTAACCGAGGAAGAAAGAGAATATATTGCTAACTGTATTAAAAAAGGATGGTAATATGAAATACATAAACCCTGACATAGAGTCATCTTACAAAGCAAATAATTTAGGTGAAACACTATATAATTATGTAATAGAAAACAAACCTAAGAAAATTATTGAATTCGGAACTCTTTATGGATATTCAGCGGCCTGTATGGCTATGGCCTTAGATGAGTTAAATAATGGTGGTAAAATCATATGTTATGATTTATGGGAAAAATATCCATATAAACATTCTATTATTGAAAAAACAAAACAAAATCTACAAAACTATAATATATCCCAATATGTAGAATTTAAAGAATTGAATTTTAAAGAATGGATACCTGAAGATTTTGATTTACTTCATGTAGATATTTCAAATGATGGTAATACTATTGTTGAATTAAGTATAAATTGTTTTAATCAATTAAAACAAGGAAAACATATTTTATTTGAAGGAGGAAGTATAGAACGTGATAATGTTGACTGGATGATAAAATACAACAAACAACCTATTAACACAATAAAATCTATAATTAATTATACTGTAATTGATAAAAAATTCCCCTCAATATCTAAACTAGAACTTAAATGAAAAAATTAGCAATAGTAGCATCAGGGTGGCATTTTCCTTATAGTTTTTATAAGTCCATATCAACTCAACTTCTCCCAGAAAATTGGAAAATGGATTTATTTTGTATATCCCACAGAAACCCTTTATTTTCAGCTGAAGAAAAATCAAACATAACTTTAGAAGGAGAAAGAGCTTATTTAGATTTAAAGTTATATAGTAATATTGCTTCTATAGGAGATATTAAAAATTTAGGTTGGTATTATAAAGAATATCCTAACACTATAGGAGATTGGGGATGCTCAAATCAATGGTTGGAAGAAAATAATTATAATAATTATGATTTAATTTTATTTACACATGATGATAATTTAATATTATCTGAAAATTGGTTTTTAGATATTATAAAAGATAGTGAATCTAATGATTGGGAAATCCTTTCAAATAGTTGTGGAGCACCATCAGGTTGGTTAAGAGGATCTTGTGAATTTTTTAAACCTAACCTTCTTAATAAGATAGGAGGAAAATTTGACCTATCATTAGTAACATTAAATCGAACTGATAAACTATATGGCTCACAAGATATAGCAGAATTATCAAATTGGAATAATACTGTAATACCTTTAATGAATTTTATTAGGAATAACAACATTAAAGTAAAATATTTATCTAATTTTTATAGGGTATCTAAATACTGTTTAGAAGGAGAACGTGGATTTATTTCAAAAACCACACATACTAATACTCGAAGTGAAAATGAAGGACTTAAACATTTAAATTTAATATGAAAAAAGATTTCTTAGTTTTAACTTGCACTTTAGGGGAAAAAGACATAATAAAAGATCCCCCAACACCATTTGAATCATGTGATTATATTGCAATAGTTGATAAAGATCATGATGTAAAAATTTGGCAACAGTTTGGATATTATAATTTTTCATCAATTGATAATTATACGCATAGGAGAAATGCAAAATTATATAAAGTACTATCTTCAATGTTATTTTCAGAATATAAATACATCATATGGCATGATGCTAATCATCAATTGATACAAGATCCAATTGATATTATAAAAGAATATGGAGAACATGATTTTTATTTATTGAAACATCCTTTGCGTAATTGTTTATACGACGAAATGAATATAATTTCAGGATATTTAGATTCTGCAGATATTATAAAACAACAGCGTGAATATTATATAAAATGCGGGTTTCCTAAAAATTATGGATTATTTGCTATGGGTAATCACATGAAACGTGTAAATAATAAAACTACAATATTAGGACTAAAATGGTGGGAACAGATAACTAGATTTAGTTCGAGAGACCAATGCAGTTTTGCATATTGTTTATGGGACATGAAAAACAATAATCAAGAAATAGATTTTATAACACTTAATGCACCATTAGAAAATACATTAGTATTAAACAAATACTTTATAGACTATGGTACTAGATTAAAATAAAAATTACATTATGAAAAAATTAACTATAAATATACCTACTTTAAACAGTCATGAAATTGTAAAATCACAAATTACTAGATTTCAAAATATTTTGAAAAATTATAAAAATGACGTAGATGTATTAATAATTGATGATGGTAGTACTCCATCACTAATAGATTACCTTAAAGAACATAAAATCAATTTTATTAAACATGACAAAACTGAAAACAATTTAGATGTTTGGAAATTAGATAATATTTTTATTATAGAAACAAAAAATTATACAAATTGGACTCAAGCAATTGCATCCAATATTGGTGTTCGATATGCTAATAGTGATTATGTATATAACACTGCTATCGATCATTTTATAACTTTAGAAAACATACAAGAAGTTTTAAATTTTAATGGAGACTGTCTAAAATTTCCAAGAAAATATGGAGTAATTCAAGAAAATGGTAATGTTAGTACTGATATTGAATTATTAAAAAAGCATCATTATGATGGAGGTAATGTTAATGTTGCTTGGGACATATACTCAATGAAACGAAACTTATTTTTAAATATTAATGGATACAACGAAGAAAAATTTGGTGATTATTGGGCCGTAGATATAGATTTTTTTACTAGATATAAAAATCAAGGTAACAGTGTCGACATTGCAAATAATCATATTTTCGTGTATCCAGAACCAGATAAAAATACTGAAATATTTCATAATTTAAAGAGAAGTTAATGAATATAGGAATATTTACATATAATTTTCCACATTGGAAAACGCAAGAAGGATTACATAACTTATTCTTACATGGATATAAACCTCAAGTAATACTTGCAGCAAACCCAGTTAAATTAAATTTTTATCAATCAAAAATAAGAATTGCTCCGAAAGATTTATTTTTGCAACATCCTATAGATTTAGCAAAACGTTATGACATAGATTATCATGTTGTTGAACATAATTCTGAACGTACAGCTAATATTGTTAAACAATATAACTTAGATTTAGGAATTATATTAGGCGCACGGATATTAAAACCTATAGCATTTGAAAATTTTAATATTGGAGTTTTAAATATGCACCCGGGTATACTTCCAGAAAATCGAGGATTAGATAATGTTAAATGGGCTATTATAAATGGACATGCCCAAGGCGTAACAACACATTTAATTGATAGTAAAATAGACCGTGGAGTCATGATAGAACAAGAAACAATTGATATATATCATGATGATACTTTAATGGATATGCATATACGTATTCAACATTTAGAACAAAAACTAATGATATCATCAATTGAAAAAGTAAAAAACGGAAAAATGGGAAATAAGTTAGAACAGGGTAATTATTATAAATCTGTTCCCGAAGATATTGAGCAAACTCTTTTAACTAAATTAAAGCAATATAAAAATGAAATATAAAGTAGGTATTATAGGTTGCGGAGCTATACTTCCTAGACATCTTGAATCAATTGAAGCAAATGATAATTTTGAATTAGTAGCGATTTGTGATATTCAAGAAATATTAGTAACAAGCATATCAAAAAGATTAAATATTAAATCATACACTGATTATAAGGATATGATATGTAGTGGAGAGGTTGATTTTGTGGTAGTAGCTACACCAAATTCTTTACACGTTGAGCAAGCAGTATTTGCCTTACAAAATAAATGTGATGTTTTAATAGAAAAACCTGTAGCTTTTTCTTTAAAAGAAATTGAATTTATTAATAGCATTTCTCAAAAGACAAAACAAAATGCATATTGTGTGTTACAAGTTAGATTAAATCCAACAGTTCAATTGTTAAAAGAAATATTAGCCGAAAATTTATTAGATGAAATTAGAGGTGTTACCTTAATCCAGCGTTGGCAAAGACCATTAGAATACTTTACAGGATGGCGTGCTGAACCAAATGTTGGAGGAGGGACTTTATATGAATGTGGTATTCATTATTTGGATGTATTACAATACCTTTTTGGGAGGCCTACAGTTATTGGTTCAAAAACATATGAAATAAAACATAAAAATATAGGGATTGAAGATACAATATATTCAATATTTGATTTTGGAAATTTTGGGGGAACTTGTGAAGTAACCATTGCCGCTGAACCACAAAATCTAGAATGTTCCATTTCAGTAATGGGTGCTAATGGGTATATTAAGTTAGGAGGCAAAGCTCTTAACATAGTTGAATCAGCTAAATTTTTATCACATGGAAGTCAAATAGAATTTAATAAATTGCAAAAGAAATATAACATATCTATACAACCTAATTCATACGGGTCATATCAAGGGTCATGTCCTAATCACCCATATGTTTATCAAAATTTAGAGCAATTTTCTTTATCTCAAACAAACAATGTTATAAGTTTAATTGATGATATATATTCAAAGTCAGGAATAAAGTATAGAAAAAAAATAATTAATGAAAATAATATATAGAATATCAGATGCGGGTTATAATAAAATAAAACCAGAATATATCAACAACGAATTATGTTTAAAAAACTTTTGTAATGTTTTCTTTGATCATATTTATGACATTCATATTATAGCTGATAATTGTAGTGACGATACTAAGAAAATGATCAAAAAGTATATCGATCCACATAATATAGATATAGTATCAGTGGGTCATGGTGCTGGAACATTCAATTTAGCACTAGACAGAGCTTTAACTTACAATGATGATGACATAGTTTATTTTATAGAAAATGATTACTTGCATAAACCAGAATCAGTAAAAATACTAAAAGAAGGATTTGAATTAGGAGCTTCATTTGTAGCACTATATGACCATCCTGACAAATACCTTGACCCAAGCAAAGGAGGTAATCCGTATTGTGTTGGGGGGGCTGAAGACACAAGAGTTTATTTGACTGATAGTTGCCATTGGAAAATAACCAATAGCACGACTATGACATTTTCATCAAAAATATCCACACTAAAACGAGTAGAACCCATATTGAGAAAACATACCGCGGGAACTCATCCAAATGATTTCCAAATGTTTTTAGAATTGAGACAACAAGGAGAACTATTAATAACGCCGATACCAGGTTATGCAACACACGGAGAAACTGCTTGGTTATCACCTTTAACAGATTGGGAGGCATACTTATGAATAAACAAGAAAAATTAAATCAATTAGAAAATAAATTAATATTAGATATTAATAATAAATCATACTATGAAGACTTTGATCATGAAATCTATGGTAATACATTGGAGCCTGGTTCAATGCCCGCTCCATATTTTTATGATTGGGTAGCTAATGAAACATCGAATAGATTAAATAATCAGCCAGTATTAGGGATCGAAGTGGGTAGTTTTTTAGGGTATTCTGCAATAGGATTTGCTAAAAAATTAAAAGAAACAGCTCCAGGATCTAAATTAATATGTATTGATACATGGTTAGGTAGTCCGGAGCACTATAGATTTTTAAAACGAGATGGCGATAATAGACTAGGATGGAAAAATGGCTATCCAACCATGTATCATAAATTCATATCGAATGTAATTTATAATGATTTACAAGATGTTATTATACCATTAGCATTTCCTTCAACGATAGCATTTAAAGTTTTAAAGTCTTTGTTTGATGAAATTGATATTAAAGCAGATTTTGCTTACATCGATGGTTCTCATGAAGAACACGAAGTTTATATGGATTTGTATTATTACTACCAACTTTTATCCACAGATTCTTATTTATGTGGAGATGATTGGGCTTGGGAGTCTGTTAGAAATGATGTTACTAAATTCGGCCGGGAACATGATTTGAAGGTTAATGTTCATCAAAATCAAGTACATTGGAATATTATAAAATGATATCAGTAATAATACCAACATATAAATCACCAGATATGCTTGATCTATGTTTACGGTCAGCTATCAAAGGACAACAACACAAAAATCAAATCATAGTTGTGGTTGATGGGTTCTATGACCTTAATAAAGAGGTATTAGAAAAATGGGAAGAACATATCAACATTCTTAATTTAGAGGAAAATGTAGGCTTGTGCCGGGGAACTAACCTAGGAGTATACAATGCAAAGTATAATAAAATACTAATAGTTAATGATGATAATGTTTTCCCAAAAGATTGGGATGCAATATTAGAAGAAGAATGGGAACTTTATCAAGAATTGAATAAAAAAGTAGTAATCTCTCCAAATCAAATAGAACCTTATCCTTCAATGTTTAAACAATTCGTACATAAAGATTTAGGGAAGAATGTGGGTGAGTTTGATTTGAACAAGTTTTGGGAATATGAAGCCCTTTTATCGGGAGCATCCCCAACTCGAAATGACGAAACCGGATCCACACTCCCAATTTTTATGAGTAAAGTAGACTACCTTCGTTTAGGTGGATGGGATGAAAATTATGAAATGGGAATGGTAGCGGATTGGGATTTCTTCTTAAAATGTCAATTATCGGGATTAAAAATGATTAGAAGTTATAGATGTAATTTTTACCACTTTGCCTCGGCTTCAACAAATGGAGAAAAAAGACAAATAGCAGAAAGAAATGGACATGCTTACGCACAATATAAATGGGGTTCACCTATAATGCACGAACCTAATACAAACAAAAAATATTTAATCTGATGTAATATGTCCCAAGTTTATATTTATATTAAAATAAACAAGTTTAGGACAACATCATGAAATTTTTTCGAGATATTTTAACTGAAATCAACAACAAGACAAATTCCAGAGAATGGTCACAAGGTCGTGTATATTTAATGATTTCGGTTATTGCATATTATGCTGTATTAACAGTGTTGACAGTAGCAGGAATGCACCGAGACAACAACGTAGACTTAAATAAATTCCGAATCGTTATAGATGCATTGGAATTCGCAATGGTTCTGTTTGGTGGATATGTGTTTGGCGGTAAAATTGTCAGTGTATTCAACGCAATCAAATCACCAGAAAAGGAATCTGAAAAATGATTATTCGAAAAGGAAGCAGAGGATCGCAAGTTAAACTAATCCAGGAATTCCTAGAAATTTCTGCAGATGGTATTTTTGGAAGCGGTACCGAAGCAGCAGTCAAAGCATGGCAATCTGAAAATGGATTAACTGCCGATGGTATTGTTGGTCCTAACACATGGGATGCAATGGGATTGGCAACTACTGACAATTCAGAACAAATTGTTAGCCATGGCGATTTAAAAATTATTCCGAACTTTCTTCCAGCTGGAGAATACAAAGCAGGACCAACTCGTAAAGAATATGCATTTTTACATCACACCGCAGGTTGGAATAATCCATATAACACGATTCATGGTTGGGCTAAAGACAGTAGAGGAGCGGTTGGAACAGAGTTTGTGTTAGGAGGTCAAAAAATTGATACTGGTGATGATACCTATGATGGTGTATTACTCCAAGCTATTCCAGAAGGCGGATATGGTTGGCATCTAGGAAAGAATGGATCACAACATATGCATACACATTCGGTTGGAATAGAAGTGTGTAACTTCGGATGGCTGAAAGACGGAAAAACATATGTAGGCACCAGAGCCATCCCTTCACAGATTGTTACTCTAAAAGAACCATTCAGAGGATTCCGAGAGTGGCATAGATATTCAGATACTCAAATAGAACAAATGAGAAAATGGATCCTGTTTATTGCAGAACGAGATTCAATCAACATAAGAGAAGGCTTGCCTCAATGGGTTCGAGAAAAAGGCGCAAAAGGTTTCGAATTCAACTCAGACGCATATTACGGACGAGTGAAAGGGTTATTAACACACACTAATACTAGAAAAGACAAATGGGACTTGTTCCCTCAACCTGAACTTTTAGATATGTTAATGGGACTATGAAACGAATGAAATCTACAAATGTTCGAAAAGGTAAAATGGATTGTTATCCACATCCTAGGTTAGTTAAAATACTAGAAAATTTATGATACGGTTAGACGCAAAGACAATAACAGCAATTGCATTAGCAGTAGTAATAATGCTATCATTCTTTGTGGTTAAAACTTTAGTAATGGTTGATTGGATTGAATATACTCTGATGGTAAAATGGTATGAATATTTATCTGTTATAGGATTTATGCCTCCATTCTTTTATGCAATGAGTAAAATATACCGTATTCAATACCTAGAAACACTTAAAAAACGAACCCTCGAATCTATACTAGATGAATCATGCCTAGTATCCCGTACAGATAAACATGGACTAATTACAGATGTTAATAACAAGTTCTGTGAAGTATCTGGATATAAACGGCAAGAACTTTTAGGTAAAGATCATCGAGTATTAAATTCTGGTACACATCCACGTGCATTATGGACTCAGATGTATGAAACAACTATCAAATACAAATCGATATGGCATGAGATTGTAACGAATCGAAAGAAAGATGGTGATTTATATATCGTAGATTCACATATAATGGCTACGTTTGATGCCGCTGGTAGACACTCAGGCTTTATTTCTGTGCGGCAAGATATCACTCAGCTAATGAATTCTTTGCAAGAGGTCGATCGAAAAAACGCTTACCTCGAACATGCAGCTAAAATTTTAAGACATGATATGCATTCCGGAATCAATACGTACATTCCACGGGGTATATCTTCGCTTGAAAGGCGCTTAAATAAAATGGTGTGTGATAAAGAATTGAAGAGTATTGATGCACCGATGAAGATGTTGAAAGAAGGATTAGCGCATGCACAGAAGGTGTATAATGGGGTTAAGGAGTTTACTAATCTTGTGAAAAAAGATGCAGTGATGGAAAGACAGTCTCACAACCTCAAATGTATAATTGATGCCTATCTCAAATCAACATCTTACAAAAGTAATGTAGTTGTTGATGATATGGGAGAGGAGATGGTAAATGAATCACTCTTCTGTACAGCTATTGATAATTTGATACGTAATGGATTACGATATAATGATAACGATACTAAGTATGTAAAGATATATAGAGAATCAAATAAAATTATTGTGGAAGATAATGGTAGGGGAATGTCTCAAGAAGATTTTGAGGAATTATCTAAACCATATACACGTAAAACAGGACAAAAAGAGCCGGGTTCTGGATTAGGTTTAAACATATGCATAGCCATCATGAAAGAACACGGATTCGAAGTTACATGCGAGAAATTAGAGACAGGAACAAAATTAAAAGTAAAGGTATCGTAATGATAGAGTCAATCATGTTAGTAGATGATGAAGATCTATTTCATTTAGTGTTTGAAGATGCATGTAGCTTGTTAGACATTACATTGTCACTACAGGCACTGAGTAGTGCAGATGAAGCTGGAAAATTATTTAAAAAGTGGTTTGAAAACGGACCTATAGAAGAAAGACCAGAGTGTGTGTTTGTTGATTTAAACATCATTGGATCTACATTTGATGGAATTGAATTAGTTAGACGTATTAACTTTGAATATGGAGACAATGTTGTTATTGGTATTATATCTTCAAGCAACGAAGTTTCAGAGCAAGCAAAGGCAGTACAAGCAGGAGCTCAATTCTGGATAGTTAAATCAGATGAAATTGAACCTAGGTTAGAAGAATTCTTGCAAGACTACGAAGGATATAAAACAAAGTCTGCTCCTTTTAAAGTTTATAAATGAAAAAAATAAAGTTACATAACGAAACAGTAAAGCAGTTATTAGAATTAAAAAAAAGTCGAAGAGTTACATTAGAAGGCAACCTTTTAAAACTGATAGATGCAGAGCATGATGCTGAGTTTAACAAGTATCTGCAGGATGCTATTGAAGAAGGCAAAACTAAGCAAAGACAACGTTTAGACATTACTAAAAAAATACAAACTCAGAACAAAGAGTTATTAGAATCGCAACAAGAAAAAGATAAATTAATGAGTCAATTGGAATCTGCATTGACTCAAGCCGAATCAGCAAAAAACGAAGCATTAAATGATTTGGATGTGTTGCAACGAAAAACTCAATTTAAACTCATACAAACCATAGTACGGATTGCATTGGCAATAATCATTGGAGTGGGTGTATGCACTACGGTATTATACATATACTCAATGACTCTAGATCGAGATACTGAATTGATTGGAAATACCTGGAGCAACATGTTCGGCATCCTGCTAACTAATGCTTTTAGTATCATAGGTACTATAATGGGTGTTAAATATGCCAGCAAAGACTCTGCAGACTGATTTGATTTTTAGTTGATTTTTCATATTATATATTATGAATTTCAAAGTAATATTTAGTGCATTCTTAATGTTTGCACTCGGCCAAGCTATTGTTTGG